TTGTTGGAAGATCATCACCCTCATATCTTTCATATGCAAAGATTGCACTTTCTGTTCTATTTGAAATCTCTTCGAATAATCTCTCAATCGGAATAAGAGAAAGATCAACACTCATAGATATAGTCCTCCTGTTTATTACATAAATATAAAAACTGCCGAAAAATTAAAAAAGCCCCATAAAATTTCTCTTATGGGGCTTTTTAAAAAGTAGATTTTATCTTCTTTTAGGTTAGGCTATATCCTCCGTAACACTTGCTCCTTGAGATAATATTGTGAAATCCAATACAATAATCTCTGCAGCTTTTGTCGGTTTGATATAAATCCTTGCCCATAATTCGTTTCTATCAACTCTAGCTGGCGTGTTTGTTGTTTCATCACAAACAACTCTATATTCTAAAATACCTCTTCTAGCTTTGACATCTTCGAGTAATGGCTCAAATGTTCTTTGAACTAATTTCCAAGTGATTGGATCATTTGGTTCGAAGACGAAGTATTTACTGAATCTAGCAGCTACTTTTCTCAAGTAGAGTAACAATCTTCTTACATTAACTCTATCAAGTGCTGATGGCTTTCTCTGGAGTGTTCTTTGACCCCAAATAGTAATACCATCTTGAACAAAGTTAACAATTGGATTGACTGCATTACCATCACCATACATAATATCTCTCGATCCTAAGTTAGGTGAAAGCTCTACATTAAGAGCAGTTAACAATCTTCCTCTGTTTAGACCAGCTGGTGCAAACCAAGGATCTGTAACTTGATCAGTTTCTGCATACTGAGCTAATATTGCACCTGAAGGTGGAACATATAGTCGTATAGCATTTTGTGAATCATAAATTTCAAGCCATGACCAATAAAGTGCACCATAACTAGAATTAAATGCTGATGAATTACCGAAACCTAATCCATTGTGCCAATCAACAACTTCTTGAACATTAAGTCCAAAAGGAGGATCAATAACACACATTGAATCAGCTCTTGATTCACAAAGTTGAAGCATTGCAGCAATAACCGGACTAGAACTTTGTCCAGGAACTGCAAGTAAGTTAACATTGATTCTTTCAGGATCTGAAAAGCATTGTAATCCTGAAGGTGCTTGAGTTACCGGATCTAATTCAACACCGATATAATCAGCATCAACAACTCCAACAATACCATCTGCTCCGCCAGTTAGATAACTTCCTGAGTCTGCAGGATTGTAATCTTTAACATCACCTGATTCATTTGTATCATCATCAATAGTGATGTATTCAGATCCTCCAACACCGTCTTGAGGATTAACAATCTTTTCAATATATTGATCTTCATCAACATTTGCAAGTCCTCTTACAACTTTATTGAATCTTTCAACCTGAACACCATTAACAAATACATTTACATTGAATGAACCATCATCATTATTCACAACACCAACTGAAATATCATTACCCCATGAACCTTCTGTATTTGCAGAAACTGTCATTAGAGTATCTGTTCCATTAGTACCATCTGTGATTGTTGATGTTCCACTTTGTGCTCCTACAGTAATTCCAAGAACTGTATAAGCATTGTTTGAAATTGCATTATACTCTACTGATGATTCAGAACCAGATGTGTTCGAAACAATCTGAAGTGCTCCTGATCCATCATCTTTCGCAACTGCACCAATCAATGAAGCATTGATTGTTGTTGCAAGTTGAGCAGCAGTCTGTGTTCCTGAAGTTAATGTAATTTCTTGAGCATCTCCACCATCAATCGAAACTGAAATCATATCTTCAGCACCAGTTGTGATAGTATATGGCTCATTGTTTGTTGCAATTACATCAGCCACTGTTGTATCTTGAAAATCAAACAACGTAGCATCTGCATTCAAAATTTCAAGAGAAGATCCTGTTCCTTTTGAATTTGATGTAATCTTAATTGCATCGCCTGTTCCTACTTCAGCAAGAGCACCTGATAGTTGTGAATTAATGTCAGCAACAACATCAGCTGCAGAAAGAGCAGTTCCCTCGAGCAATGTAATTGTCTGTTCTGCACCACCATCAACAATAATCTTAATAACGTTGTTATCAGATGTAATTGTATAAGGTTGTGATTCATTTGAAACTACAGATGCACTTGTTCCATCAATAAGACCTAATGCTGCTTTTGCAAGAGCATCTGAACCTGTCTTAGATCCAACTCTAACAACATATAGCTTATTACCTTTTTCTAAAAATTGTAATGCAGCATATCCAAGATATGAATCTGGAGTATTAGCTCCAAAAGTATCAATATACTGTTGAGGAGACGTAATCAATGTTGCAACATTGACTGGTCCCTTCTTAGCCGTTCCAACCATACCAGTTATAGAAGTACTAGCAGCAGCTGGATATAGGCTTAAGTCTGTTTCCCTAGTATAAACACCAGGACTCACATAAGTAGCCATATTAATATACCTCCCTGTATATTTTTGTTATCAAATTAAACATTGACAATATCCTCTACTGCCTTGATTGAAACTCTCCCAAGTCTTTCTAGTTTCTTCTCATGACCACTCAATTTAGTGCGATCAATTTGAACACTTCTCTTAGGAAGAATTTGAACAGTTTCGTTCTCTTTTCTTCCTCGAACTAGTAATGGGATAGTTTGCATTGTTTTGTTCGTCACTTGAACTTTTGACATTGCGTATCTCCTTATTGTTTTAAATTAAGTTATATTTTCTCTCTTTTTCTTTTGGAGTATAGGCCATCCCTATTATCCTCTTCACCTAGCGGCTACTTCTAACTGTTAAAATCTTATAAGCGATATTCTTATTAAGATTATACTTTAAGAACAATATGCTCAACATGTTGTCAATCACTATTGTTCCAAAACGCCTTTCATATTTATTTATCAACATCTTCTTTATTGAAGATATGCTGAACTCATCATCTGATAATAAAAGCTTTTCAATATCATCGATCCACTCTTGATCAATCATTATCTACTGTCTCATCTTCTATTACTTCTTTAGTGTCTTCATGAAATGTCTTTGAATTTGTGATCCATGCATCAAATGCTGTATCACCATTCTTAACAACCATTTCACCCATGACAACTTTTTGTTTTCTTACAGTATCAACTTCATACTTTGGTGCCTTCAGCCATCCTCCCAATTCACAGATGACATCCCATCTAACAAGTTGCTCAGCACCATCTCTACTCTCTAATTCACTAACATCTGAAACACTTGATAATCTCATTGGAATATCTTGATTATCAACTCTAAAATACTTTAAAGGACCAAACTCAACAAGAAATTGTTGCCACAAATAATTCATATCAGCTTTATATTTTGTCCAAAGACTGAATCTATATGTTAGATTATATGGACGATCTTTCTGATATCTTGTTGCTGTCAACTTATTACCTTTATATGGTAATGTTGTTGAGTATGTCATATGAGTAGGAAGCTCTCTGTCCCAATCAAATGAGAAATCAGACAAGTAATAACTTATAATAGGAATGTTTGTCCTATTTTCTCTTAAGTCAACCAGTTTGTTTTCAAGATTCTTAATCTGTTGACCTTCAGGTAAATGAGAAGGAGCTCCCTTAAGTGCATTTGCTTTCATAGGATAAGCATACATTGTCTCAACATGTAATTGCTTGTCATCTCTAGGAATAGTCAAGTCAAGATCTTTAAGCCAGATCATAATGGCTTCAGAATATCTTCTGAATGCCTGATCTTCAATCTTAATGGTCTTAACACCTTTTCCTTGATAATCTCTTACAAACTTATCATATGAAATCATTATTTCCTCAACTTGTTCTTTATTTCAATGCTCTTCATTTTATCTTTTGTTTGATTAAGAACATCCTGCATCTTTCTCCAAACATCTCTTCTCTTCATCTTATACTCATACATAAGAGCTTTTGATTCGTGACCCTTCTTAGGAACAATTGTCAATCTTCTTGTTGCAACACCTTCTGCTTTGTTCTCATACTCTATTTCATAAGCATCATCATGATGAGCTTTAATCTCTTTTCTCATGACCTTGACTGTGTTTTCAAAATAAATATTAGCTCTTTCATGAACAATATAGTCATTGAGATATCTTGCTGTATTTTTGAATAATGCTTTTGCATCTTTAAAAACAGCCATATTACTCACCGTATAAAGGATCTATCTTCTTTACTCCTTTATCCTCAGTTGATTGCTTAGAATTTCTTCCAATTAAATGAGGTAGATCACCAAGTCTCAATTTACAAAGAACATATTCTGTTATGTAATCATATTGGAAATTGTTATCATTCTTTGTATACATGCATTCGAATATTCGATTGTATACATCAACAATAAGATCACCAACATCTAATTCTCTAGGAAGCTTTGCATCAATCTCTTCCTTATTGAACATGATCAACATATCAATTCCAGCAGCATCTAATCCCCATTTACTCAATTCATAATCTACAGGATTCGGCTGATAAAATCCAACAACACCTTCAAATGGAGGACTGTAAATTGGATTTGTATCTTCACCATATAGTTCATCTCCAACATGTGAATCTAATAAATAGATTCGACTTGGTGCAGAAATAATTTCATTAAGTTCTCTGTCATAATGACTAGCCAATGAAGCATCTCTATTCTTTTCAGCTTCATACATTCTGAAAAGAGATTCTTCAACAACCTCTGGAGAACTAAAATCTGGAATTGGTTGATTTTCAGCCATTATGACTCCTTTACATCAACATTGTATTCTTTAGCGAGATCATTTGCAGCATTCACTGCATCTTCTCTCGAGTCAAATTGTTTCATTTGATTTGCATAATATCCCTCTCCCATCTTAGGAGTAACATAATACACATCATCATGATGATCGTATTTTATTGAAATATGAGTTACATAATCTGTAACTGTCTCAT